GCCCACTTCAGTTTTATGCTGACGTACTGAGGACGTCCATAACGTTCTAAGTGCTCATCAGCGACAGTTGGCAAACTGCCGATCAGCTTAGGATCGTGAGGCGAAGTTTCCTCGGATATATATTCCGCAGGAAGACCCGCATCTCTACGCTCCATAAGCAGGAGGCACTTAGTTAGGGCGTACTCGTCCGAGAGTTGATCTCGCGGACTACGTGCGCGTACCACCCAGCCCTTGACAAGGGGCCGGTGCAGTACAGGGTCAATCCGCTGAACCGTTACCGATTCAGTGAAACTGATCCTTCCTAAAATCGGAGAATCGGGCCCCACAACCGGGAAGTGTTTCAATAACTTCACGATCTGGGGATCCAACCAGTCGACCGTATCCCAACAATAAGCAGCATATAGCTGATTACGTAGGGAGACGAGCGACACTAGCTCCGATACGTCATGCCGTGATGCAGGGAACTCACGCCGAACGCGGACTATACTAACGTCCTCGCCGGCATAGAATTCCTTGCCACAAGACTCTCTGAACCTACCGGTCCAGAAAGACTTGGAAGCGTTCACTCGGATCCCGAAAGATTCGAGCGACGATATCACGGTACGCACAAAGTCTACAGGGACAATTATGTCGTCCCCGTAGACACGCACCTTACCCCGAAAGCTAGAAATTAGCTCCGGGGTGAGGGGTGTGTTGAGCTCATTCTCAATCCCTATGAATATGATGGTTAAAAACACCATCGCTTCTATGGGAAAACAGAGAGCTGAACCCATCGACGCGAATTTGGCGAGATCAATGATCTCACCATCAACGTCAGCCTTCAGACTACGACAGGATTCGATCGCCCCTTGCAATATAGGGAAATCGGCCGTCATTAGCCTTACATGCTGATTCGAGACACGGTCGGACGCCTCACTCAAATCGAGTGTAGCAAGGTTCCCATACAGGGAGCCCTTCCGGGCAAGAGATTGATTAGTCTCTTGTTCACGGTGACCGATCATCTCACTGAGATTGTCATCTCTCTTAAGTGAGATCCAAAGACCATCTGCCAGAGCCTGTTGCGCATACTGCATTGCAACGGGTTCGGCAGCTATGATCCTGGGCGTCTTGAGCGTCTTAGGCACAGGAATAACCCTTGCGGGAAACTCCTGGTCGGGTTCGAGGAAGTCAACTGGGGCCACTCCGTCCACTAATGTGGACGAAGAAAGACCGTACTCTCCAAATGGAAAGTACTGCTCCAGTCGGGCAGGCCAAGTGCGATGCTGGTACTTCTGATTACCAGAAATACGATCAGCAGTTGTACCGGGCCCGTGCTTTGGAAGAAGCGTTCTATCAAAGACCAATTGGTCTAAGAATGCAAACACTTCCTTATAGAGCAGAGAACTGACGCGCTGCAGAGCGAGGCGTTGAGCTTCGGTCATTGCATCGTCAGACTCCCTTACTTCCTTCTCACACTTGATGTATCCCTCCATCGCTCCCTTGACCCTTGCATCACTGCAGGGTTTCAGGATCTTTCCAAACATCAACGTAAGTTGACGGATGGATCGAATTGCAGCTACGGACGGATCATCAAGCAACACACCACTCTGGCGATCGAACACAAGATCGAGGAAACCTCCGAAAGTACGGGGGAGACCTGCCTGCCATGGGAAACCCATGAACAGGTTGCGATCCACAAACCCTTGGTCAAGACTTCTTTCGAAGTCTTTTCCAAAGGCCGGGAGGGAAATCGTGAGAAACGATTCCCCTTCGTGTTCGGTCCGCCTCGTGACATATTTGATGTCACGAGTGGCGCATGTGCAGCATTGCCTAGCCAATTCATTGGCTAGACGGATCCAGAGTTGCATCAGGCTTTTCAAAGCCCCTCCTTAAATAGAGGTGGTCTTTCCTTAGCCTAGTGCCACCGACTCAGAAGCAATTGTTGCTAATCCAATCAGCAACCATGCCAATGAACCCGGGATCTGAAAAGATTACCAAAGCCGCTAAGGCTAAGGCAACCACCCGAGATCGAGGTCGAAAGAATGATTTGTCATCCTTCCGTTCTCGGGACTCGGGGTCTCTATGACGCCGTTCTGTCGAAGGAATTCGACGATCTGGAGCCATATGAGCACCTCCTTAAGCAGGATAGCTTGGTCCGGAACGTGCCGATAAGGCGCGTGGGACCACATCCCGCACATTGGAGTTCAGATCCTCAGCTTTCACCACCAAGAACCTTGGTGATGATCGCTCCCGAAGAGGCCTGCAGCTGGGCAAGAAACCCATCTACGACCTGCTTCTTCTCCGTTGCCGTGTATCCGTCGGGTGGAACATCCACCACGACGTACGCGGACATTGAGACCTCGATGTTATTCGAGGTATCAAACGGATTAGGCGTGAGCTTCGAGTGGTCAATTCGCATCAGGTGACGCCTGCGGCCCCGGTTTCCCGGAGTCGTAGAAAACGTTTCCCTGATAAGTCCGTCACCAGACTCGTATTGCGACTTACCGCCCTGGATGAAAGTCCGGGGCAGCGAGTTCGCAACCGCGTTAATGGTGACAGACTGCGGATCGGTCAGAGACATAAGGCACAACTCCTTGCGGGAATCCTTCCCGCGATTGTTGGTGTTTTACGCCGGTGCAAATGCACTGGCTTACGTCTTGGTTAAACCAAGAGCGCCAGCAATGGCGAGCTGGAGAGGGTTCAATCCCTCCCAGGTCACGCCAAAACCAAAGGGGTTCGCCTTCTGCCGTTGTTTGACGGTTGTGTCAATGACGACAGGTTCCGGTATGAACTGCCCTCCTGGGCCGTTCGTAACCAGTGTATAGGTATCTCTCACGGAAGTTGTTTCCATGATATACCCATACCGGAGAACCAGACCAAACTGGGCCCAATCAGAGAGGTTGGATATTCCATCCCCAATATTGGTAACCCAGTCGATGGCCCAACTCCAAGGTGCCAACTCCCAAATTACAGAGGGGGTCAGCTCAAGGCCGAGCAATTTATCGGCTTTGGCCACAATGTCACGACTCCCCAGGTAACCCCGGGGAATGTGATATGTGAAAGCGCCAGAGAACCAAGTAGTTCTGGTAATCTCGCGCCTTCTAAAAAGTGGACCTTGACCCATGAAGGTACTCGCGGGACCGCTAGACACGGGGCCATACCAGGCCTCGCGTCCAGTATCCACTAGAGTATCCTCCACGGAAATGTTCCGTGTCGAAGCTATAGCGGCGTCGAACCTGCTTTCCAGCATCACGCTCAAACTGGTTAATAACCTTTTGAGCATGCCGGATAGCGGCAGCAGACTTTTTCAAATCTGCTACCATAGGTTCCCAACCGAAGACCACATTGAGGAATTCGTCCCCAGCCTTTACGGCCAGAGACACCTTCCTCTCGAGGTCTCGGAGGAGAGGAATCGACGGAAGTCGATCCTTTACGAGCTCACCAAGAAAGACGCTGAGATCAGCGACTGAATTAGTGGGCTTACACCGCGAGATAGCCGTCGTCCCCTTCGAGGCCAGCGCTGATGCGCTGGAACTCAAATCAGGGGGCGTCGACACTGCCTCTGGGTTGGTGGCATAACAGTTCAGCTTGTAGCTGATCTGTGATCTGACACCTGGAATGGTTGCAGGATTCTCGACCCAAGAAGTAAAACCACCCTTCTTGGTGAGGTTCTGCACACGCCAGGTCCAGAAATCACCACCCAGATCCCCTGGAGGCCGCTTAGTGCGGCGCCAGGGGTGGCCTTCGGACTTCGTTTTCTGAAGCCCCGAGGATGAATCGATACGTGAATCAACCGAGGTCGTGGAAACAACGTTTCCAGTCTCAAGGTTGGTATCGCGTCGAACAATAC